TACTACTCTTAATAATCCAACTGAAAGTGGTTTGAATGTAACTATTACACCAAAATATAATACTAGTAAAATACTTCTTATGATGTCAATATCACTTAGAGGTGATGGTAGTAATGCTTATGTAAATGCATTAATCAAAAGAGACAGTACATTGATTGATTTGCTGGGTGGTTCTCAGTCTAATGATGGTGTGATGGATTATGCGATTAATTTTACTGGTGGAAGGTTTCACGGTCAATTTTTAGATTCGCCTGCAACTACTAGTGCAACAACTTATAAGTTTTGTTTTACAAGATACGGTGGTTCTGGAACTGCATATTTTAACAATAATGGTTCTAATTTATCACACAGTTCAATGGTTGCTATGGAGATCGCACAATGAGTACTTTATTCGTAAACAATCTAAACACTGCAAGTGGTTCAAATATTACACTTGCATCTGGTAAAACCTTAGACGCTTCTGGGGGTACAATTGTTCCTTCTACTAATCAAATTATTCAAGTTTTTGAGAAGGAGTTCTCTAATGCAACAGCAACAACCTCTGGTTCTTTTGTTGACTGTAATGGTGCTAGTATTACATTTGCGCCAAAATATAGTAACAGTTTATTAATTTTTCACGGACACTTTCAAGCAAGATATGACCACAATACTTCAGCAGGCGGCGCTTATAATTGGAATTGGAATGGTAGTAATGTAAATTCACAGGGCAATTATCAAATGTATGATGATGGAAGTGGAAATCGTTATAGAATGGTAGGTCTTTATGGTTCTATTACAGCAGGAACAACAAGTAGTGCAACAATAAAACTTCAACAAGCGGCTTATAATGGGTGTACTTTATGGACAAACTGGAACGGCACTCATACATCTGGGTTTATGGTCATGGAAGTCGCACAGTAAAATGATTAAACAGGAGAAAAAATAATGGCAACAGTATCAGATGCACTAAGTGCTCTTGGTGTCAAGGAATGGGTTCTTAGGGGCGAACCAACAAACGCAGACGAATTTGGAGCAATGTTCCGTAAAATAACAGGAGCAACTGAAGATGGTGCTGCAATTGAATCAGATAACTCTTCTGATTGGGGTGTTACTTGGGATCAAGTAAATACCAAAAAGCAAGAATTAACAGCGGCAGAACCAATGAAAGAACTTCGTGCAGAAAGAGACAGATTGATTGCTGCAACTGATTGGTGGGCAAGTTCAGACTTGACTATGAACAAAGAACAAACTGATTACAGAAAAGCACTTCGTGATATCACAAAAGAGTATAAATCTTTGGATGATGTTAAGTGGCCTGAAGTACCAAATTGGTAATGAGATGTCTAATCAGACTGAAATTCTAGATAGTGTTCTTGGTATTACAGATGTTGTAGAAACAACTACTAGAGAAGTAACACCACCCAAACCAGTTCTTGTTCCAACAACAACTGGAACTGATGAAGATGTAGATAATGATTATAAATATCAGAGAGAAAACTTTTATAATCTGATAGAAAGAGGACAGGATGCAATTGATGGTATTCTAGACCTTGCAAGAGAATCAGAACATCCTCGTAGTTATGAGGTGGCTGGAAACTTAATAAAACAGGTTGCAGAAGTAACAGAGAAACTTGGAGATTTGCAGACTAAGATGAAGAAACTTAAAGAAGTTCCTAACTCTGCACCACAAAATGTAACGAATGCATTGTTTGTAGGAAGTACTGCCGAACTGCAAAAGATGTTAAAAGGGAAAAATTAAAATGCCATTGACACGAATCAAACAAACTGCAATTGGTGCTGATGCAATTACTACAGCGAAACTGGATGATACAGCCGGTGGTTTGACACTGCCAGGCGTACAATATGTTCATGTTCCAGTAGGTACAACTGCACAACGTCCTTCAAGTCCAGCAAACGGACATTTAAGATATAATACACAATTTGCAAGACTAGAACAATATGCCGGTGGACAATGGCAGGCTATCGACTCTCCCCCAGCAATTACAACTTTAGCGTATTCTGGTTCTAATACTGCAACTGATCCAGCAGGTGGAGAAACAATCACAATTACAGGATCAAATTTTCAAGCAGGTGGAACAGTTACAATTGGTGGAACTGCCGCAACCTCTATTTCAATAGTATCATCATCAACAGTTACATTTGTAACTCCAGCAAAAACTGCTGGTGATTATAATGTAGTATTCACAAATACAAATGGACTTTCAGCAAATTTCGTCAATGGAATTTCATACAATGGAACACCGGCGTTTTCAACTGCCGCTGGTAACTTAGGAAGTCTAATTGAAGATGACGCAATGTCAACAATTACTATTGTTGCCGCAGAACCAGATTCTGGAACACTTGCATTTTCTGTCACATCTGGAGCATTACCAACTGGTGTATCTTTAGGTTCTGCAAATGGACAACTAACTGGAACACCAAATACAAATGTAACTACTAATACAACCTTTAACTTTACTGTTACTGCAACTGATGATGAAAACCAAACAAATGCTCGTGCATTTAATCTCATCGTTCTTCGTCCTATATATGCAACTCAAATTAGTAAGAGTTTGTTGATGACAGCAGCCTTGAGTACTAAATTAAGTAGAACACCATCAAGTGCTAGCAACAGAAAAACGTGGACTTGGAGTGGTTGGATAAAACGAGACAATGAAGGTGGCGCTGTTCCTTTTTCTTCTTACCAAGATGCAGATGATTATTTTAATATTCAAATTACAGGTTCAAATACACTTCAAGTTATAGATAGGGTTACTGGAAACTATCCTTTGCTCTACAACTCAACCCAACTTTTTAAGGATGCAACGGCGTGGCAACATCTAGTGGTTGCAGTTGATACAACCCAAGCAACAAACACAAACAGAGTAAAGATATATCTTAATGGCGAACAAATAACTGCCTGGGCTTCTCAAACTCATCCAAGTCAAAACCACGATACTCATGTAAACAAGGCGCAATCTCATATTATAGGGGAAAGAGGTAATGCTTCACAAAAATTTGATGGCTCTATTTCAGATGTCCATTTTATTGACGGTCAGGCATTGACACCTACCTCGTTTGGAGAAAGTGTTAATGATGTTTGGGTGCCTAAAACCTTTTCTGGAACATATGGCACTAATGGATTTAAATTAACTTTTGCAGATAGTAGTAATTTAGGAGATGACACAAGCGGTAACACAAATGATTTTACAGCAACTAATTTAAACCCTCGTAATTCAATTATTGATAGCCCTACAGTAAATTTTGCAACTCTTAATTATTACGATAGAAGAAACGGTGTAACTCTCCAAAATTTGAAGAACACACACCCAAGCGGCAATTCAACTGTAACATCAACAATGGGATTACCTTCAGGCAAGTGGTATTGGGAAGTAATCTGTCCTACCAATACTGCTCCCTATATTGGGGTACAAAGGGTTGGTGAAGCAAGAACTGGTTATTCACTCGGAGGTACAGCCGTAAATAGGGTTGGGGATATATATTCTAATAACTCAGACAAATTAATAAACGGCACAGCGGCTTGGAATGCAAATGATGTTATTGGTGTTGCCTATGATGCAGATAATGATAGAATACAATGGTCAGTAAATGGACAATGGTATACTGCTAATGCTTCAAGCGCCTCAACTACAACCATTTCTAATGTAGCAGCAGGAACTGGTGCATTTGATCTTAGTCATCCCGGCACTGCTAGTGGTGGATTATATGCCTCTACTGGAAAAATAACACTTGTTCCTTACTTTGGAACTTCAACTGCTGGCACTGTGATGACAGTTAACTTTGGACAAAATCCAAGTTTTTATGGCGCCATAACTGCTGGAACAGAAACAGATGATAATGGAAACGGTTTATTCAAATATCCGCCTCCTTCTGGTTACTTAGCGTGCTGTTCTAAAAATGTTGCAGACGATACAGATATTGATGTTCGTAAGGATGTTCGTCCAGATGATAACTTTAAGTGTATTACATGGACAGGCACAGGTTCAGCAAGAGATCTTGTTGTAGGTTTCAAGCCTGATTTGGTTTGGACAAAAGACAGAAATGGTACTTATAATGCTGGGTTTATTGATAGTTTGAGAGGCCCAACCAAATTTCTTACGACAACTACTAATGCCGCAGAAGGTACATATGTTAATGGTTTAACGTCATTTAATTCAGATGGTTTTTCATGGGGAACAGATGCCAGTACAAACTATGGTAATCTTAGTGGAAGAGAATATGTTGGGTGGTGTTGGAAAGCAGGTGGCGCTCCTACTGCAACAAATGTTGCTGCCGCTGGTGCAGTTCCTACCTCTGGTTCAGTTATGATTGATGGTGTTGCATCTACCTCTGCACTTGCTGGAACTCTGGCAGTAAAAGAGTTAAGTGCAAATACAAAAGCAGGATTTAGTATGATGCGTTGGACAGGTGACAATGCTGATAGAACTATTGCTCATGGTTTGAACGAAAAAGTAGAATTCTTTATGACTAAAAGTTTAACTCAAACACGAAATTGGCAAGGTTTTCACAAGAATATCTCAGCAGGATACATATTATATTGGGATTACGATTACGGACAAAATAACTCTGGTAGCACTTACTTTCAAGGCGGTTATCAAGACAATTTGAATACTAATACGACAATACCATTAAGTTCATACATTACTGGTAATAATATAGATATGATGGGATATGCATGGCACAGTGTGCCTGGATTTAGTGATATCGGTTATTATTCTGGCAATAACTCCGCTGATGGGCCTACGCTCAATTTTGGTTTCAAACCAGCATTTGTGATGATGACAAAAGTGGGTGGCGGTTCTGGTAATGGTAGTAAGTGGCATATATTTGATAATGCAAGAGATCCAGTAAATAATGCAACCCAATATGCATTGTATGCTGATGTTCCAGATGGTGATGGTGTAGGAAGTGCTGCGTCTACCGCTCATATTCACTTTACAGCGAATGGATTTAAGATTATCAATAATCCTAGTGGTGGTATTAATCAGTCAGATGTGTATATTTACATGGCGTTTGCAGCCGATCCTTTCAAGTATACTGAGGCGGTATAATTCTTAGAATATTATGTTATGCAGAATGTTGAACACTATCTTGGAAACCCACTACTAAAGAAATCTAATGTTCCTGTCAATTGGACTAAGGAACAAATTCTTGAATATCAAAAGTGTATGGAAAATCCCATATACTTTATCAAGAACTACATCAAGATTGTATCTCTTGATGAAGGCCTTGTTCCTTTTAAACTATATGACTTCCAAGAAGATATTGTAGACACAATTCACGACAATCGTTTTACTATATGTAAGATGCCAAGACAGTCTGGTAAGTCTACGACTATGGTATCTTATATTCTTCACTACGTTCTTTTCAATCCTAACATGAATGTTGCAATCCTAGCAAACAAGGCCTCGACTGCAAGAGATATTCTTGGTAGACTGCAACTCGCATACGAGAATCTTCCTAAGTGGTTACAACAAGGAGTGGTTTCTTGGAATAAGGGTTCGGTAGACTTAGAGAATGGTAGTAGGGTGGTTGCATCCTCTACATCTTCATCTGCTGTTCGTGGTGGTTCTTACAACATGATATTCTTGGACGAATTTGCATTCGTTCCAACAAACGTGGCAGAGGACTTTTTCAGTTCTGTGTATCCCACAATCTCATCTGGTAAATCTACAAAGGTTATTATTGTATCTACACCTAACGGTATGAATCTTTTCTACAAGTTATGGGTAGATGCAGAGAATAAAAGAAACTCATATAATATCATAGATGTTCACTGGAGTCAAGTGCCAGGCCGTGATGAGAAGTGGCGAACAGAGACTATTGCAAACACTTCAGAGGAACAGTTCAGAAGAGAGTTCGACTGTGAGTTCTTGGGTTCTGCAAACACACTTATCAATCCCTCAAAGATTAAGACTATGGCGTTTCACAATCCTATTCAGTCAAACGCTGGATTAGATATGTATGAAAAACCAAGAGAGAGTGCAACATACGTTCTTGTGGCTGACGTTGCAAGAGGAACTAATAATGATTACTCTGCATTTATTATGTTTGATGTATCTACAGTTCCCTATAAAATTGTTGCAAAATATCGTAACAACGAAATCAAACCCCTACTATTTCCTAACATAATTCACGATGTTGCAAAAGCATATAACGAGGCATATACTCTAATTGAGGTAAATGATATTGGTGAACAAGTTGCAACTGCACTACAGTTTGACTTGGAGTATGAGAACCTTATTATGGCAAGTATGCGTGGTCGGGCAGGACAAGTCGTTGGGGGTGGCTTCTCAGGGGGTAAAGCACAACTTGGGGTAAGAACAACAAAGGCTGTAAAAAAACTAGGATGTTCTAATCTTAAACAGATTGTGGAGACAGATAAACTAATTATTACAGACTATGACTTAATTAATGAATTCTCTACCTTTATTCTTAAAGGACAATCGTATGAAGCAGAGGAAGGACACACAGATGACCTTGCAATGTGTTGTGTATTGTTCTCTTGGTTGGTAGAACAAACTTACTTTAAAGAGTTGACAGATGATGATATTCGTGCTAGAATGTTCCAAGAACAACAACACCAACTAGAACAGGACATGGCACCATTTGGATTTATTGATGATGGACTAGGAGATGGAGGCCCAACTATGGTTGATGAGTATGGAACACGATGGAGTCCAGTTGTTCGTTCCTATGATTCTGATTGGTAGAAAACATTAAAACCCTACATAATATCAATAATATCATTATCTAATTTTAGAAAACAATTTGCACAGACAACCTTTGATTTGCTGATATATTCGTTTACTTCAGTTCTAGATTGTTCATTCAAACCTTTTCTTTTAGTAAGAGAACGAATTTTCCTCTCGTGAGGATAAAATTGGAGACAGGCAGTTTCAGATTCCCCACAGTAACCACAGACTTTATTACCAAGATATTCGTTTACCCATATCTTGCGAGCCCTGTAGTTGCGTTGAGAAACTTTTTTAATAGTTTCTTTGTATTTCTGATAGTGTTCTGACATAGAATTATTTATGTGCAAACAACCTATAAAAAATAAGTGTAGAGTGTGTTTTTTATAAATATTGACGTAAGTTTGGAAACTTTATATTAATGAACCCATAAGGAGAAAAGAAGATGGCATTTCAAGTATCGCCTGGCGTTCTAGTCAAAGAGATTGATTTGACCAATATTGTTCCAGCAGTATCCACCTCTATAGGTGCGATGGCAGGTAATTTCAGTAAAGGCCCTGTCGGAGTCGTTACTGCAATTAGTTCGGAACAAGAATTGGCAGCAAACTTTGGCACACCTGACTCAGATAATTTTGAGACATGGTATACAGCCGCCAACTTTTTACAGTATGGCAACGCATTAAGAGTAGTAAGAGCCGAGATGGCTGGTATGAAAAATGCGGCTGTCGGAACTGCTGTATTAATTAAAAATGACGAGGATTATGAGGACAACTATTTCAATAATGGAGCAGGTGCTGCTTCTCAAGGAGAGTGGGTTGCAAAATCTCCTGGCCTTGAAGGTAACTCCCTCGGCGTATCAGTCTGTGCAAGTGCAACAGGCTTTGAAGAAACATTTAGTGGAAACGCTGGTACACTCGGCGTAACTACAGGAACACCTGCCGCTGGTGCAACAGTTGTTGGTATCGACAACGGTGGTGGTTCTGCCGGTGCTGGTGGAGCAAAGTTCAATGTCGGTGACATTGTTCACTTCCAAGAAGCAGATGGAACAGAGTATGAAATTACTCTAATTCAAACCGATAATATTCACATTAGACAACTAGATAACCCTAACGGTGGTGGACTTAAATCTGCCTTGGCTGCGGCAACAAATGTTCGCAGACGTTGGAAATTCTATGACCAAGTAGATGCAGCCCCAGGCACATCAACATTTGGTGCAAGTAAAAATGTAACTAATGATGAAGTTCATGTTGTTGTTTATGACACAACTGGATTAATCAGTGGTTCTAAATACGGTACTGCTGGTGGTAGAACTGGTTCTGTTCTTGAAATATACGCATTTGTGTCTCAGGCATCTGATGCCAGAACTGCACAAGGTGGAACTAACTATTATGTGAACGTAGTTAATAACGGTTCACAATATGTTAGATGGACAGATCACGATGCATCATTGAGTGATGCAGGCGAATCTACTACTGCTGCAATCGCAGGCTCAAGTGCCACATATGCATCTGGTACTGGTAAAGCAGGTATTGTTACATCAACACTTTCTGGTGGTGTACAAACAACAAGCAACCCAGCAAAACCAAGTGTAGGTGAACTGGATACTGCATATCAGTTCTTTGCAGACTCAGCAACAGTTGACATCAACCTCGTAATGGCAGGCGAATGTCCAACTGGAGGCTCAAACGGAACTGCACACGCAACTAACATAATCGACCTTTGCGAAGCAAGAAAAGATTGTGTTGCATTCATCTCTCCTCGTAGAGAAGATGTTGTTAGTGTTACCAGTGCAATTACACAGACATCCAATGTAAAAGCATTCTTTGATGGACTTTCAAGTTCTTCATATGCAGTGTTTGATAGTGGATACAAATATATCTACGACAGATATAATGACGTATTCCGTTATGTGCCATTGAATGGTGACATTGCTGGTGTATGTGCGAATACTGACCAAGTTGCAGACGCATGGTTCTCACCTGCCGGACTAAACAGAGGACAGATTCGTGGTGCAGTTAAACTTGCATTCAACCCAAACAAGGCTCAAAGAGACATTCTTTACCCTGCCAGAATTAACCCAGTTATCTCTGAGGCAGGACAGGGAACATTCCTCTTTGGTGACAAGACAGCCCTCGCAAGACCTTCTGCATTTGACAGAATTAACGTGCGTAGATTGTTCCTTGTTCTTGAGAAGGCAATTGCAAACGCAGCCAAGTTCCAACTCTTTGAATTCAACGATGACTTCACAAGAGCACAATTTAAGAACTTGATTGAACCTTTCTTGAGAGATGTTCAAGGTAGAAGAGGTATCACAGACTTTAAAGTAATCTGTGATGAAACAAATAACACAGGTGAAGTAATCGACAGAAACGAGTTTATTGGTGATATCTACATCAAGCCAGCACGTTCTATCAACTTCATCACACTGAACTTCATAGCAGTACGAACTGGTGTTGAGTTTTCAGAGATAGCAGGATAAGGAGAGGATAAATGGCAACTATAGATCAATTTAAAGCTCAACTTATCGGTGGTGGTGCAAGAGCAAACCAATTCAGAGTTATTCTGAATACACCGCCAGGCATTGCAACTGGTTTACCATTGGGAACTTCATCGTTCTTCATTAAGGCAGCAAGTTTGCCTGGCCAGACAATCCCTGAGATTACTGTAAACTTCAGAGGTAGACAATTGTTCCTCGCTGGTGACAGAACATTTGAAACATGGACAACCACAGTCCTTAACGATACTGATTTCGCAATCAGGAACGGTATGGAAAGATGGATGAATGGTATCAATGACCTTGATACTAATACTGGTGTTACTAATGTTACTGATTATACTGCCGATATGGTAGTACAGCAACTCGACAGAGATGACACTGTTCTAAAACAGTACACTCTAACTAGTTGTTGGCCACAGGCACTTGCTCCAATCGAACTGAGCATGGACACAGTAAGTGACATTGAAACCTTTGATATTACTTGGCGATATACGTCATTTAATGCCGGCGTATAATCTAGTTTTACAAACCGACTAAATAGTTGGGTAAAATTAGGAGTATTATAGTATGGCGGAACTCTTTGGTTTCAGAATTACACGAGCAGACAAAGGGAGCAGTGATGGTTTCACTGCTCCTGCAGCTGATGATGGCACCCTTGATATTGTATCAGGTGGTGGCCATTATGCATCTGTGCTTGACATGGATGGGCGTGATAAAAATGAACTTGACTTAATAAGAAGATATCGTGATATTGCACAACAACCAGAATGTGACGGTGCAATTGAAGATATCGCAAACGAAGCGATTGTCTCTGACGAAAGAGATAAATCAGTTTCACTCTCCCTTGACAGACTAGACCTTTCCAGAAATATCAAGGCAAAAATTCGTGAAGAATTTGATGAAGTTTTGCGTCTGATGGATTTCAATGCAAAAGGACATGATATTTTTAGAAGATGGTATGTAGATGGACGTATCTATTATCATAAGGTAATTGATACAAAGGCTCCACGAAAGGGTATTAAAGAATTACGTTACATTGACCCTCGTAAGATTAAGAAGGTCAGAGAACAGAGAAAAGAAAAAGATCCAAAGACAGGTTTGGATTTAGTAAAGAGTATTGATGATTACTATCTTTACAATGAAAAAGGTATGGATCAAAATACTGGAACGACTTCTGGTATAAAGATTACAGCAGACTCAGTTGCGTACTGTCCTTCTGGTGTAGTTGATATGCACAGAGGTACAGTAATTTCATATCTAAACAAAGCAATTAAACCTGTCAATCAGTTGCGTATGATTGAAGATGCACTAGTTATCTATCGTATCTCTCGTGCGCCTGAAAGACGTATCTTCTACATTGATGTTGGTAACTTACCTAAAGTAAAAGCAGAGGCGTATCTAAAAGATGTTATGAATCGTTATCGTAACAAATTAGTTTACGATGCAAAGACAGGTGAGATTCGTGACGATAGAAATCATATGTCTATGTTGGAAGATTTTTGGCTTCCTCGTAGAGAAGGTGGTAGAGGTACAGAAATCACAACCTTGCCTGGCGGTTCAAACCTTGGTGAGATTGATGATATCAAATACTTCCAAAACAAACTTTATCGTTCATTAAATGTTCCTATCTCAAGACTTGAGGCAGAGAACTCATTCTCTATTGGACGTTCTGATAACATTACTCGTGACGAACTGAAGTTTACAAAGTTCGTACAGAAACTTCGTAAGAAGTTTTCAGTATTGTTTATGGACATTCTAAAAACACAGTTGGTTCTCAAAGGTGTTATTGCAGTAGAAGAATGGGATACGATGAAAGAGCATATCCAGTTTGACTTTATGCAAGATGGACACTTCACGGAACTAAAGAATGCAGAAATTCTACAGAACCGTTTAGATATGTTAGGCCAGATTGAAAGTTACGTTGGTACTTACTTCTCTAAAGAGTATGTACGCAAAAATGTTCTTCGGATGAATGATGAAGAGATTGAAGATATTGAAAACCAAATGAAAGATGAAGAAGGTGGTGAAATGGGTGGAGATGACGATGGTATGTTCGCTCACAATGACCCCTCAAAAGGAGATAAATGATGGATTCAGTAAAAGACTTTGTTAGTGCGATTGGTGACGGTGACAACCTTTCAGCAGAAACACATTTCAATAGTGCGCTTGCAGCCAAAGTTGGTGACGCATTAGAAACAAAAAGACAGGAAGTTGCAAAAACATTTGTAACTCACCATGTACCAGAGGTAGAAGATAGTGAGTAAATCTTTTTCTCAGTTCGCACAAGAACTACCAGAAAAGGACGAGCATAAGAAGTCTAGGGAGTATAAAAAACTATCCCCTAAACTACAAGACGCCGTTGACGCTATTTTCAAGGAGATGGAGTCTAAACCCTCAGATTTCCTAAATACTTTTGACAAAACTATAAATAATGTTTCAAAGAAGTTTAAAGTTCCGCCAAAGAAACTGATGGACTATTTTGAAGCAGAAGTATTATCAATTTAGGAAGAGTAACATGAAAATAATCGGAGCAGAAGAAGCACTGGCCACTGGAGCAACTAAGGGTAAAACCGCTACTGCACATTATGTATTCAATAATGGTTCTAAGGCGGCGGTTACAATTAGAAACGCTGCAGATGATGGCGATACAGGCTCAATAAGAATTAATGCAAACTCTGGTGTTATTATCCATACAGATATTGGGGTTGGAATGCGTGGAGCATCCGATTTTAAAATCACTCCAATAGTTTCGGCGGGGTTCTAACATGAAACTTATTGCAGAACAGATACAAGACGTAGAATACATCCTTGAAGAAAAAGAGGATGGTAAAAAAGATATGAAGATTCGTGGAATCTTCATGCAGGCCGACCAGAAAAATAGAAATGGTCGTGTCTATCCAATGGGCGTACTTACTAAAGAAGTCGCTCGTTATAATAAAGAATTTGTTGCTGAAGGTCGTGCATTTGGGGAACTTGGACACCCTGAAGGCCCAACAGTCAATCTTGACAGGGTTTCGCACATGATCACAAAACTGGAAGCGAATGGAAAGAACTTCGTTGGTGAGGCAAAATTGCTCTCTACTCCGATGGGGGAAATTGCGAAAGCACTAATCAAAGACGGTGGTAAACTTGGTGTCTCTTCTAGAGGCATGGGTTCACTAGAAAACAAAGGTGGTGCGAATTATGTGAAAGACGATTTTTATCTCGCCACTGCGGCAGATATTGTTGCAGACCCTTCTGCACCTCAAGCCTTCGTTGAAGGTATTATGGAAGGTAAAGAGTGGGTTTGGGATAATGGATTGTTGAAAGAGGTAGAGATTGCAAAAATCAAAGACAGGATTAATGAGGGTGTTAGAAGGAAACAATCTAAGGTTTCCGCTCTAGAATTCGCAAAATTCTTGTCGAAACTTTAATTATTATAAATATGTAAAGATAACAAAACTCAAGGAGAAATCCCAATGTCAGAACTAGACAAGACAATTGAGGAACTAGAAGCGGAAGTTCAGAGTGAGCTCGATGAGGCTGCTCAGGATGCCCCTAAAAAGGGTGCCGCAAAAGGTGAATCAATGGATAAAGTAGAGGGTGAAGTCCAAGACCTCGGCGGTGCCGGTGAAGAGTCATCAGAAGCAGAATCAGGTTCAGCAAAAGCTGGAGATAAGATGAAGAAGGCGACTGACGCTCAAACCAAAGGTGCAAAAGATGCCGGTGGTGCAGACACACCAACTAAAATCAAAGAGCCTCTTGCTGCTGAAACCGAAATTGAACATGACGGTGAGGAGTTAGAGGAAATGGCCATGACTAAAGAAATGATGAAGTCTGAAATGATGAAAAAAATGGAAGGCATGAAAGCAAAAGAACTCAAGGCCATGTATAACAAGATGGAGATGATGGGTAAAGAAGAGGAAGAAGAAAAAACCGAATCAAAGGTTGAAGAATCTACTCTTGATGAGCGCATCGCTTCTGTAGATGTATCTGATGACGTTTCTGCTCTTACACAAGATGAGGAACTTTCTGAAGAATTTAAAACTAAGGCTGCAACAGTTTTTGAAGCTGCCGTTAAATCTAAACTTCGTTCTGAAGTCGAAAGAATTGAACAGGATAAAGTTCAAGAAGTCGCTGAAGAAATCAATAGAATTCAAGATGAGTTGACTGAAAAAGTTGACAACTACATGAACTATGTTGTAGAAGAGTGGATGAAAGAAAACGAAATCGCAATCGAGCGTGGCTTGAAAGGCGAAATCGCAGAGGACTTTATCTCTGGACTCAAGGCTCTGTTTGAAGAGCATTATGTTGATGTTCCAGATGAGAAGTACGACATTCTTGGTCAACAGTCTGAGAAGATTGATGAACTTGAAGCAAAACTCAACGAACAAATTGAAAAGAGTGCTGAGTTGAAAAAGTCACATGACGTTCTTGTTCGTGAGAGAGTATTTACTGAATGCGCTTCTGACCTCGCAGATACAGAGGTAGAAAAATTTAAGTCTCTTGCAGAAGAGGTAGATTTTTCAAATGAAGAGTCTTTCAAAGAAAAACTCGACCAGCTCAAGGAAAGTTATTTCCCTAAAGCAACAACTGTCGCTGAATCTGTGGACAGTGCTTCGGAAGAAGGACAGTCCTACGATACAACTGGTGCAATGTCCACTTACATGGCTGCAATCAGTAAAAATGTAAAGCGGACAAAAAACTAATCAAAAGTTAGTTTTTTATAAATATTATAAGAAAACTCAATAAGGAGAAACTAAAATGTTCAAAACAGAACATCTACAGGAAAAGTGGCAGCCAGTCCTAGAGCATAACGATCTTCCAGAGATCAAAGACTCTTATCGTAAGGCTGTAACCACAGTAATCCTAGAAAACCAAGAAAAAGCTCTCAATGAGGACAGAGGTTTCCTCGGCGAAGCAGCTCCAGTTAACTCAACTGGTGGTGGAGTTGATAATTGGGATCCGATCCTAATTTCACTCGTAAGACGGGCAATGCCTAACCTCATCGCATATGATATTGCTGGTGTTCA